ACCCAATGACGTACGATATATCCTTCAAACATGGGGTATTTACTCGAGGCAAGTTTGAAACTGCCCCGGGGACACCCCGAGAAGAAGACCATATCGCCCAGGATGGCCGGCCCAAAAAGCCGGTCTCTTGGCCCAACGCGCCGCAGTGCTTTAGCTGCGGTGCGGTTGAGGGGAACGAGGCCCTTCAGAAGTCCGTTATGGAACTTCATAAGATCTCGAACGTCACGCAGAACAGACCTTACGAAGTAAGGTCTCACGTTCGTTCCAAGAAAGTAGTCCTTGCCACAGGATTCACGAAATGGGCCAGAAGAGAAACTCTTCGAACCATTTACCGTAAACCCAAGGAAGGACAACAGGGTCGTGAGGAGATCAACACCCTCGACGCCGATAGTGATATCGTCGCCGTAAGCGTTTACCTCCCACCATGGAAGACCAAGTGTGTCAGCTACGGCGCGAGCCGCAGCGAAAAACACACAAGTCTCCATCTCAAAGGTGTAACCGTTCCCCATCGAGGAGAACTTATGGTACACCCCCGAAACCCCAGCTCTTCGCCAGGAGCTGCTGCGAGCGTTCTCCATTGCAACCAACCAATCGGTTGGAAACAATTCTCTGATCACGAGCTTGGCAGCTGTGTCAGAGGCCATTGACAGATCTATCGTAGCTACTTTTCCCGTGAGGGAACCGTAGAGTGCAAGGTCTCGGTTGGTTTCCTGAGAATCGAGGTCAACGCCACAAGAGCGTAACCTTTTTCTCATGAGCCTTCCGATACCAAGCTGGATAAAGGTGTCAAAGGTGGGCTCTACTGCGATAGACCTATCGGTCTTCGCATCCTTGGGAACGAAAACGACCTTGTTGCCATCAATCACACCGAAAGGGCGGCCTCGCTGAAAGGCAGCCCATAACGGCACCTCCCCAAGTAAGGGAGAGAAAAGATTGAGGCACCGGCCTGAGCCCGTCACGGGCTCGAGGTATTTTTCGTACACTGAAGTACGGGGGTTACGGATGCTAGTTGTAGCACCAGGTCCCCATCGACAATGCGCGAGCAACTCACCGTAGGGAAACGTGCCGAGTATGTACTTGATGTTGTCCTTCGTCTTGGAAATCAAGCGATCAAGACCAACGGGGAGAAGATCCCCCCGTCCATCAACATACACAGAACGCCATCTACGGTTCGTCTCTTCGCATTGCGACTCCGCTCTCTCGAACCTCACGAGAGCCTCTTTAGTTTTGTCGAATGTCGTAGGAAGAAAATCAGCCTTCTTTAGAAGGGAGGTGGCCTGGTTCCAAAGGAAGAACTCCTTAGGATCCGTGAACCACTCCGCCTCGAGAGGAAGGCCTACAGCCAATTGATCCCAATCGCCGGCCTGCAAAAGCAGGTAGACAGAAAGGGACCGCGGGTTGTTAATCTCTTCCAAGACGTCGACACACAAAGAGAGTGTTGCCTCACGACACGCAGACTCGCTCACGCGAGCTGTATGTCGCGCCGCCAGGGGACGGCCGCTCATCCTGCACACCTAACGGAAATCCAGCTACTAAGAAGCGCGATCTGCGTTTTATAGTAATCGCTGGCGATCCCATTGTGTGTGGTAGTCAGGGCGACGGTTGAGACTTCGGGAAGCCGCAGACCAAAGTAACCACTCGTGACGATAAAATCACGAGCGGCGACCCAGGTTCGGACTTTCTTAGTCATGACCGTCTCCTGCCCCCTCGCTTTCGCGAAAAGGGTTAACGCGTAGGTGACCCGGCTGTTACCTCCCGAGTCCCGCCGCTGCTCACGAGAGATATCAAAGCGAACTTCGATGTCTCGAGAAGCAGAGTCGGACCAAGGGAGGTCAACACAAGGATTAACCACAGCGTTGACCTGGGGAGTAGTAGCCTTAGACATACTAACCTTTCTTGCGCAAATTTGCGCGTGGGATGAGAAACTCGAGAAACGATGAGGGTGACGCGGAACACGACCGTTAGGTCGGGTTCTGGTAAAGCGTCAACCAGTCGTTCAACTGGGCGTTTT